ACCCCCGCCGAAACCAGCGCAAGACTAGGCCGATGTGGGCCACATCACCCCATCGCGCCTTTTTTATTGCGCTCGCCGGAAGAGAACACAACGCCATGTTCCCCCTGATGTTCTACGCGATCTCGGTTTTGACGCTCGCACCCAAGACCAAGACGAACGCCGTACCGGGCGAAGCCTGGCTATTGACCAATAACGCCGAGTGGCTGCTGACCAACGGCCAGCCGTGGATTCTCGTTTAAGGAACCCGATCAGTGCCTAATCCTGCCAATGCCAACGCGGACCTCGGCGGACATAACCTGCTCAATGCGGCTGTTATCAACAGCGCCTTGACGTTCGCGCACACGGAGTGGGATGCGGCACACGCCTACACTCCGAACGAAGTCGTTTACGACAGCACGGCAAAGGCGTGGTATCAATGTATCGCCAATAACACCAACCAAGAGCCGCCGAATGCGACCTATTGGACCGCGATTGCCACAAGCGACAACCTGATTTATTACGGCAAGGGAATCTACTCGACCGACGTGGGCAACCCGGAAACGGATGTCGTCCAGATTCGGGCGGTGACGAGTATTACGAGCCTGTGCCTCGGTGGTGCGATTGCGACGACCGGAACTTTCCCCGGCGCGGCACCGAACGATTACACGCCCGGCGCGAACTTCGCAATGGGCGGGGCGTTCCTCACGGATTGCAACGCCTGCATGTCCACGCTCGGCACGATGACGGCGTGCGAAGAATCGGCGTCGATCGGCTGCGACGGCACAGTAACGCATTCATTCCAGGCCATTGGGCTTGGAGCGACGACGGGCATCATCTACGGCTCCAAGGTCATTGCTGGGGCTGGTGGCGGGATTACGGGGCCGAATGACGGGGCGCGAATCACTTGCTGTGTTGCGTTGGGGGACGCGGCAAGCTGCACAGGCGACCACAGCATCGCGTTGGGCCATTCCGTCACGGCGTCAGCCGCCAACGCCATCTGCGTCGGCCACTCGATCACGAACTCGACTTCCGATAGCATCGCGCTTGGCGTCACGACAACGGCTATTACGATCACGTCGAGCGGGGCAACGATTGCCTTTAACGGCAACGTCAACGCCCAAACCAACACGACATATACCCTTGCACTCTCCGACGCCGGCAACGAAGTCACTTGCAGCAACGCCGGAGCGATCGCGGTCACAATTCCCGCGAACGCCACGATCGCTTTCCCGGTAGGAACACGCATCCAGATCACACAGATTGCGGCGGGCGCTGTCACTCTGACCGCCGCTACGGGTGTCACGCTCAAAGGTTTTAGCCCGGCGAACGGCGCGTATTCCTACACGTCGGCTGTCGGCACGAACGCCAAGACCGCCGGGCAAGAGGCGTCTCTCGTCATCAAGAAGATGGCCACGGACTCGTGGCGTTGTTTCGGAGCGCCGTAAGCAATGTGGTTGCTCATCCTCATGGCCATATCGCCAATCACTCTCGCACCGAAGCACGGCGGCAACGTCACGCCGCCGTCGGACGCTTGGCTATTGACGAACAACAAGGAATGGCTGCTTACCAACGGCTCGGCCTGGGAACTCGTCGGCACGGTTTCGCTGAACGTCGCAGAACCAAGCTACTCGACGCCGGTTGATAATCCGGCCTTACCATCCTGGGTTGATAACTGGCAGACCTCGTTCCAGGGCTCGACGGGCGGCAGCGCCCCCATGATCGGCCGGATTACCTCTCAGGCCGGGCGCAACAACGCCGTGGCCATTGCGGGGGATGCGGTCGATAGCGGCACGTCGGTCAATTTCTTCGGGATGAACGGCAGCGGCTCGAAGAACACCACGGGAACGATTCTGGAACGGACTGGGAACTTTATCGCGGCGGCTTTACCGAATAGCCTGCCGGCGAACTCGGCTTATGTGACCTGGCTCTCGAATTCCAACGGGACCGGCAATCCGGTCATCGTCAACAAGACCGAAGCCTGGTGGATTCAAGGCAGCTCCACGGCGACGACATCCTGCTTCACGGGCGATACGGTTTCGGTATTCGGCCAGAACCTCAGCAACTCCGGCCAATGCGCCATCTACATTGACACCGTGGGCTATCAAACCGCCACGAGTGTTAATCCCTACCGGGTGCAGTTCACGCTGCCGAGTCTGTCGGCTGGTTCCTACGACGTGTGGCTGCATAACGGGCATGGGGGCAAATACGGCTGGTCGAAATGCCCGATACAGTTGGTCGCCACAAGCGCCGCGTCATACGGAATTGACTACGGTTCTCATAGCGTGAACATGCCGGCCCCGACCGGCACCGACGACCTTGCTAACTTCAACACGGCGAAGGGCACGATCAACGGCACGGGCGGCTCAGGAACAATCAACTTCCAGGCTGGAACCTACAAGTTCAGCGGACCTATCAATCTGTTCTCCAACGCCAATAAAGCAATCTGGATTAAAGGCGCTGGGTCTGGTTCCACCACGATTGTTCCGACGGCGGGATTCACACCGGACGGCAATAACTGGTTTATGACCGGGAGCGACCGCTGCAAGATCAGCGACTTGACGATGGACGTGTCGGGAGGATTAAGTACCTGCACCAAAGTCATTTCGATGAATGGCTACTTCGCCAACTTCATTCTGAATGCTCCGCTCAATATCATCAGCCTGTACTTTAATGGGCCGGGACTTTTGAGTAGTTGCACGGTCACGGGAACCGGGTTTATTTCGCAAAGCGTCACCTCCTCAATGCTGATTGATTCGTCGCGGTTCAATGCAATGTACGAAACCGAATGCCCGCTACGGTTCACCGGCACGAGCAACGTCAGTATTTCCGGCTGCGACGTGTACGACGAGACTCCGGGCGCGGCGCTAGGCAACCATACGGGCGTCGGACGCTTGGCGCTGTTTACCCCGGTCGGAAACATCCACAACACCTATGTCGGCGGCAGCACTTCGCATGCGCTGGTTCCCTACGGCGGCAAGGCCGAACAAATCCTGTACGACAACGGCTCGGCCGGTTCCAAGAATCACAACATCGCGTCCGCTACGAACACGGGCGGCGTGACCGTTATCACACTTGCTAGTGACGCGGCTTACGATTACACGCTCTATCCGCTGTTTATTACGGGCGGCAAGGGAACCGGACAGTACGGACTCATTACGTCGGTGAGCGGCCGCGCGATGACCCTGGACCGACAGTTGAACCTACTGCCAGACAGCAGTTCTCAATGCGATGTCTCAGATCAATGTATTCGCTGCGCGGCCTACGGTAACACGCAAAGCGGCAATTTGGCGGCGGTGCAAGCGGCAACTGGATCAGCAACTGGGGTAAACATCTATGGCGGTTCAGATTGCTTCTACGACGGCAACACGGTCTCGAATCTCGATACCATCGCCGAAATCTTTGCGCCCCAGGTCGGCGGCGGACCAGCGATGGCCCCGGCGATGTTCAACCTAGTCCAGAACAATACCGGAACCGGAATCTGTACCCAAGCGATCTATGCTCAGACCTGCCTATTAGGTTCAGCGCCCGAGTCGCAAATCGGCGTCGGCAATATGTTCCGCAACGTCACCGGCACGGCCGTCAATCCGATTGCTGGAACCGCCGTGGGTAATGACCGCTGCGCCTCGATCATGCACGGCTCCGGTCATGCGACGGCTGGCTGCGAGTGTCTGATTATCGACACCTGCACGTTCAGCGGATTCGACAAGGGCATTGGAACCATCAACGCCTCAGTCGGTAATACGGACACCCTCACGGTCATTACAAACGATTCCTCGTTCGCCTTGGGAACCGGCACCTTCGCTGGCTCGAAGGCGAAGATTGGGGAACTGTCCTACAGCGATAACGGAACATCCTACACCGGATATGCGAGCTAACTATGGCAATGATCGCTGGCGCTGCGATTGAGGTTCGGCCGACTAACGGCAGCGATTTGAATGGCGGCGGTTTCACGCCCGGCGTCGGCACCAAGACCGTTTCCGCTGGGGCTGACCTGACAATCGACGCCTCAGTTAACACGAAGGTCACAGCCGGCCATTCGTTTGTCAGCGGCGATGTCAACAAGTTTATGAACGTCACCGCCGGCACGGGATGGGTGACTGGATATTACCAAATCGTCAGCGTGTCATCCGGGGCCGCGACCCTCGATCGTTCGCCCGTCACGAGCATTTCCGCCGCGACGGGTCACAGCGGAACTTATGACCTCTACGACGGAATTGATTACTCACAGCAAAATAGCGCCCAAGTCGTCATCGACAACTCGGCGATTACGACCTCAATCACTACTAATGTCGTCACATTCACCGGGTCAACTCACGCGACTACGGCCAACGAAGTCGGCAACTACGTCCACTTCAATAGCGGTACGAACATTACGGCCGGCTGGTGGCGGATCACAGCGGTTAGTGTGGCGGCGAATAACGGTACTTGGACATTAGACTCAAACGTGCCATCCAGCGGCACGACGACGAACGCCGTCGGCAAGATGGGCGGGGCATTGCAAGGGATGCCCGCAGCGCTTGGCATCATGGTCCGCTCGAATAAGGTCTTCGTCAAAGCCGAATCCACGATCACTCGCACCGCGACGATGGCGATTACCACGGGCGGCGGAACGCCCGACAACGCCGACCCCTTGACGCGCATCATCGGCTACACATCCAGCCGCACAGACGGCGGACGGGTTTCGATTACGCTTTCGACCAATTCAAGTTTGGTGGCGCTCTACGCGCAGGTGGACGGAATCTCAATCGAGAACTTCAACATCAACTGTGCTTCGCTGGCGTCATCCATCGGCATTGAGAACGACAATAACAGCGGCCGAATTCTCAACTGCAAGGTCACGGCGTTCAAGAATTACGGCATCTTCCTCGCCGGCGCAGACGTGACGGTGGCTGGTTGTGAGGTCGCATCGGGCGGCAGCGGCGCAACGCAAGGGCTGCACGTCGGCGGCTCCAACTGCACGATCTTCAACAACTTCATTCACGACAATCCGTGCCCTGGTCTCGTGCTGACGGCCTCGCAAAACACGGTCGTAAACAATCTCATCACCAATAACACCGGCGCATCGAGCGATGGCATCAGCAGCGCATCCATCGGCTTCGATACGATCGTCGGCAACACCATTTACGGTTCCGGTCGAGACGGGATTCGCTTGACGGGAGCAGACATTCCAGCCAGAGCGGGACTCATCAAAAACAACATCCTCGTTACTAATAGCGGCTGGGGCATGAACCAAACGAACGCCGCGTTTTGTGCCGACATCATGTGGGATGGCAATGCTTATTACAACAATACGTCGGGCACGAGAAACAATCTGGACGACGGCGGCAGTACTAACGTCGTTAACGGAGTCAGTCCGTATCTCAACACGCTGGATGTGATTTTGACTGCGGACCCCTTTAACAATTCCGCTGGTGGCGACTTCACGCTCAATAACAACGCTGGCGGCGGCAATGCGGTCCGGTCGCATGGCGTTCCGGCGACCTATCCTGGCGGCACCGGGACAAGTTATCCCGATATGGGCGCGTTTCAGGCGCAAGCAGCCGGTGGTGGCGGCGCGGTCATCTTGTTCTAAGGAATCCTCAATGGCACTCTTCAGCGACCCCCTAGCAATCGCCTGCCTGTACCGTGGCAACGGCCCGCAGACGTTTTGCAAACTGGCCAGCGAGGAACCGACGGCGATTGCCAATCAGTTGCGGGGATTCCTCGCGCATTGCCAGTCGGGCGACAACATTGAACTCGGCTGGCACATGGCCGACTTCGGCAAAGATGCCAATCTGACTCTGCCGCCGGTTAACAGCATCGTGGGACAGGGACAGGGCAAGACGATTTGGAAAAGCTGGGTCATCAGCGACTCACTCGGCACAAGCTTCTGTTTGCAAAACGGGCTGACGGTCGAGGGCATGTCATTCATCAACGATCAGTGGTTTGTCGATGACCAGGGCCACAATATCGAGGACGGCCGCTGCATCGGATTCGACAGCGGGGACAACCAAAGCGCTGTCATTCGCAACTGCTCAGTGTGGTGCCGCGATTGGTCAATCTACTCGTGGCAAGCGACCCATACCAAGCTGTTGATCGACAACTGCGATGTCTACACCGGCCGCGTCGGAGTTGCTTGCGAGAACTCAGGCGACGGACAGGACGTGACGATTCTCCGCAGCCGCATCTACGGCGACGCCTCGCTCTCTTGGAGCCGGGGCGAGACAAGCAATCAGAGCAACGGCGGCGTGTTCGGAGTCATCTGTCGCGGCGGGACAACCCGCATCATCGACTCAGAAATCAACATCAAGGGCAAGCAGTCAGCGTATCCGTCCTACACGCCTCGCGCGTGTGCAATTACCGATCAAGGCGGCGGTGGCGATGCGCCAGCGGGAACGACCCAAATTGCGGTCTGGAATCTCCGCTCGCACGTCGATCCCAACGGAGCTGATCCGGCGTTGTGCTGGGATGTTGATATGCACTTTGTCGGCAAGCCGATTTATGCCGCCTATCCCGCGTCGATCACCGTGAATCAGCCGGCGGGCAGCGTACTTAGGAGTTCGCCATGAACGACGTTCACGAATTCGCCTGCAACTGCGGCTGGAAGATGCTGGCCAACGAACCGTGGAGGCACGAGACAACGCCCGTGTGCAAAGACGTGACGATGGACGGCAAGTTAATGATCCACATTGGGCCGAATCCAGGCGAGTTCGGCTGGCCTGCATGGGTTGGCTGGAAAGTTGATAGCCGGTCGGGAGTGTGTTGAGGACTTCGCCTTAGCGCCATGATCGCCATCAACAAAGAGCAACCCGATGACGAAAACCCTGGGGGTCAGGGGGTGCTTGTAGATGCGCACCACAGCCGGGGCGATATGGTCCTCGTCCGTCGCGCTATCCGCGAAGAGTGGAAGATCAGCAAGACGCGACGGGCGGAAATCATTAGCCGCCTCATGGGTATCGTGAAAGGATCTGACGATGAGCGGAACATCATTGGGGCCAGCAAGGCAGTGTTGACCGCGGACGCGATTAACGCGAAGCGTGAGGCCACGGAAGCGGCATTAGAGAATGCAGCGAAGCAACAGGGACAGCCAATCAACGTCGCGGTCGGCGTGACGGTCCAGCAGATCATGCAAGCGGAACGAGAGAGGACGGGGTTCCTTGAGTACGAGTCAATACGACTGGCAAGCGGCGGACATGCGCCGGACGCCCCTGCACGTGGCTCAAACGGTCATGGGGGGGCAAATGGTCATGGGCCGGCACCTGGCACAGATCAATCAGGCATTGATTGACATTGCTTGCGGTCGGCTGAAGCGGTTGATCGTTAGTTTGCCTCCACGGCATACGAAAACGCTGCTGTGCGCGAGAGCGTTCATTTTGTGGTATCTGGGCAGCTTCCCAGACAATCGAGTGATCTACGCAACCTATAACGACAGCCTTGCTGCTGAACTGGGTTGGAACGTGCGCCGCGATTTCGACGCTTGGGGGAATCGCTTGTTTGGATTGACGCTCAGCAAAGAAGCGGCAGCGAAGAAGTGGTGGCACATTGAGGGACATGGAGAAGCCGGATTCCAGGCTGGCGGCTGGGCAAGTCTGGGTGGTGGCTTGGGTGCTGATTTATTGATTCTGGATGACCTGATTAAAGGCTCTAGGGAAACCGACAGCCAGCAGTACCGCGATTCAGTCTGGAATTGGTATCAAAGCTTCACGCTGGCTCGCTTGCAGCCTAATGCGGCTGTGGTGGTCATCGGCACCCGTTGGTCAAGCGATGACGTGACAGGTCGCATACTGGAAAGACCGCACAACGAATGGCGAGAACTGAAATATCCCGCTAAAGCCGAAGACAACGATCCGCTGGACCGCGAGGCAGGAGATTGGCTCTTCCCGGAGTTCAAGCCAATTCATGAATACGAGGAAGCCGAACGCGATATTGCACCGTTCTACTGGGCAGCCCAATGGCAACAGCGCCCCGGTCTGAACGTCGCCGCCGAGTTCCCCGACGAATACTTTTCGCGGCCGGATTTCTGGTTCCACGATTGGCCGGCGGACATCTCGCCGCGAGTGGTGTTTCTCGATCCGTCCAAGGGCCGAACCGACAAGAGCGACTATTCGGCGTTTGTGCGGCTGGGAACGAACTACACCGGCGAGTTGTGGGTGCAAGGCTACCTCGGTCGCAAGCCGACGCCCGTACTCGTAGATGAAGCCTTATGGCATATGCGGGACTTCGAGCCGACGGCAATAGCGGTGGAAGAGGCCGCCTGGCAGGAATTGATTGCCACGATTCTAGAAGACCGAATGCGACAAGGGGGCGTGCCGTCGCCGGATCGGTTCGGCTCGCTCTCGCATCAGAACATTAACAAGCAGACGCGGATTCGGCGGCTGGCGCCGTGGCTAGCGAACGGGCTGATTCACTTCCACGATGATCCGCAAACACGGTTGCTTGTCCAGCAGTTGCGGGAGTTCCCGCAAGGGACACACGACGACGGGCCGGATGCGCTTGAGGGCGCGATACGGTTGCTGGCGGAAGTGGGCGACGGATTCGAGGACAACTACAAGGCACCGCGCGTGCCGGTGGAGTATCGGTGAACCGTCGCCTTAATCAAATCGCTATCTGGACTGCAATAGCGCTTATCTCGCTTGTCAGCATCGCCATATCGACGTGTCTATGGTTGCTTCAACTGAAAATTGGACTCTGGATATTGGGCAAATAAATGGCTTGGTTCAACCCCTTCTCCAAAGACCGCCGCGCAGCACGCCAGCGGGCTACCCGCCTGCAAGAGACCCAAGAACGCCTCGAATGCATGATGCTCGAAGCGCAATTGCGGATGCAGGCCCAAGCCGCTAATCCGTTCTTCGGCGACCACGAGTTCAACCGCAGCATGCGCAACATGCTGGAATCGGAAGGGGAGTTCCCCGACCGCAAGCGGCTATTGGAAGGCTTGGACTACTTCGATTCGCTGGTCGATCCCTACGACGCCTACCGGGGCGACAATGGCGAACTGTGGGACCAGATCGCCAGTGCGATGTACGGGGCTAGCGAGCCGTTTCTGGGATTGTTGGGATTCCGCAACGAGCTAGAGCTGCGGATGGCCCGCAACCTGTCCCGCACGCTCTGCAAGGAAAACCCGTGGTGCAAGACGATTCTCAAGAACCGGGCTAACTACATCGTTGGCGCCCAGCACACGTATCAAGTCAACGTGCGGCGTGGTCAGCAGCTTCAGCCCAACATCGTCGCGGCCATCCAAACGTATCTCGACCAATGGCTCCGGCGCAACAAATGGGGCGAGACACAGCGAGCCGTTGAAAACCGACAGGACATGGACGGCGAATGTCTGTTGCGGTTCTTTAATACGCCCGTCGGCTTGGAAGTCCGATTCGTCGAGCCG